CCCAATCTTTCTACTTCTGCATCTAAATTTGGTTGATTACCCATCATAGTATCAATGTATTTATTAATACCATCTTGAAAATCTTCTTGTGAGTATCCTCTTTCATGACATTGCGCTCTCCACCAATCAGTTAATGGATTAGCTTCTACCATATCTTCTGTTACACCCTCTACTAATTTAGGTAATTCATACCCAGATGGTTCTTCAGGTGCAAGTTCTCTAGCTTCTTGTGTAAGTTCAGCTATTAAACTTTCTCTCATTTCATCTTTTTTACCACTAGCAAACTTTTCTAAATGGTTATAAGACTTAGCCATATCTTCAAGATTAATTTCTCCTGTATCTGCATTCCAAAACTTTTCAGGAATAATTTCAGGTCTATCCATTACCTCTTGTTGTTCTGACGTTTCACGTGAAACATCTTCTGTTTGTTGTTCAACAGATTGCTCGACAGGTTGATCTGTTGATTCTACTGCTTGTTGTTCTTCAGCCATTGTTATTCTCCTTTACCATGTTTTGACTAACACCTTTGTTAACTCTGCGTTGAATAAGTCCTACTAAATATCTCTGTCCCTCAAGATGTCTCAATGATTCATTGGATATCTCTGGTCCAGCGACTGCGTCTAGAGTTAGAGTTTTAAGATACTTTAAGATTTCGGAACCACCTGCTGTGTTGAACATTTTGTAAAACAAAGTATTTAAGTTCTCCTCATCTTTAGTGTTTCTTTGTATATTATCTAAACCTATAAGAGTGTTGGGCTTTTTCTCTGTCATAGTTTCTCCTATTGTTCAGGAGGTGTTTCCTCCTGTGCTTGTTGCATTTGTTGTTGTTGCATCATCTGTTGCATTTGTTGTGCAGCAGCCTGCATTTCTTCCGTAGAACGTATAAGTTCTTCTGGAACACCTAGCTTTTTAGCTACATACTTGGCTACTTCATCCTGTTTTATTAGAATATTAGCAAGTTCTGGACCTACTCTACCTTGTATCATAGCTAAAAATCTGTCAATTGTGCCTACATCTTGTTGATGTTGTGCTTGTGCTAGAGGGCTAGATGACTGTATTTTAACCTCTCTGCCGTTAATTAATGGTATTTTTATCCTACCTTGTTTCTTTAGTATATAAACTACTCTCTGTAATACTGGTGTAACTAGCTCAGATTGTAGTCTGCCAAATGCTGCACCTATTTGTCTGGACAAGTCTGCTTGTCTTTCTGCTACCTCAGTAGCTGACATTGGTGTTTTTTCATTAGCGTTACCTAACATATCATTATATAAGGCTTTCTTAATATTAGTTCTCATATCTCTTAATACTAGGTCACTTACATTGAAGTTACCTGCTGGTGCTATTGGTGTAAGACCAGATGATCCTGCAGCTTTAGGAATGATGGTGCCGGGTATGAGTGAGACATTATCCACGTTTATTACACCATCATCTTCTACTTGATACATACCTGAGATTGCCATTTGTGCATTCTCTAAAATTAATTCTACTACTAGATTTGCTGTCTTAATTGCTGGTAGTGCTAGTTGTAATGGTCCACGACCATAGGTTTCACCTGCACATTTGCTCCATCTATAGATAACATATGGGTTAGAACCTAGTCCTTTGTAAGTTTCTTCGTAGATTTTATGCTCAAATTCTTTAGCAATAGCACAAAAACGATGCTCTTCTTCCTTATTATTGTAGTGATTTTTGTAACAAACCTCTATTATTTCGCATTCTTTGTCTGGACTTTTCTCTAATGCCATCAACATTTTTTCTGATAAGTCACCTTTTGGATAGGCAACTAATAATTCTTTCATACGAATCATACGTCTTCTGTATACATGATCGACTTTGTCATCATGTCCAGATGTTAATACTGCTTGTGGTAATGGTATTGCTTTAAATCTTATAGGATTTATTGCATCTCCCTCTTCTACTAATAATATACCTGTGCCTAATGCTATATCTAAAAAGGATTCATGCACCTCTTGAGCAAAGTTTGAGTTCTGTAATATCTCGAATACATACTCAGTTACTTGGTCTAATACAAGATTAACTTCTTTTTGTTGTTCTTTAGGTACTTCACTACCTGCTACAAAATCAGCCCATCTTGCATAGTTTGGTACAATTCCTGACTGTAAACGTGATGCAAACTCTTGTACGCCTACTACAGCTGTCTCATCAAAGATACGATCCGTACGCTTTCTACCTTGTGTTTCTGTATAGAAACTCTCTCTTTGTGGTAAAGCATACTCATAGCATTCTTCAAATATGCTATTCCAATTATCCTTAATAGTCTTGGCATGTTCATATCTTTTAAGCAATTGCTTAACAGGATCAGACAAATAGTCTATCTGTGGGGTTGTTTGAGGTTCAAGCATTTATGCTCCTAATGTTTTTTTAGACATCATATCCTCTGATACAGCAAATCCTCTTCCACCTCTAGGTCCAGAAAGCAATGATGCTCTACCTGCTTTGCCTGTATAAGCTTGCAATCTGTTTTCAAAAGCTTCTTCTTTTAATCTTTTAGTTTCTTGAGATTGTTCTAATCTCATTCTTCTTCTAGATTCTCTTGCAGCCTCTTCCTCAGCAGAATTATCTGGTGGTGGTGGTGGAGGCGGAGTGCTTGGTCCACTAAAACTACACATATCTATCTTCTCCTATCGTAAACATTTCTGGGTTTTAAATCAAAAACGTTAAAATTCTTTTTTGCAACTACAGGTTTAGCACTTTTTGTACCTACGGTCAATGATCTTCCCTCCCCTGCGCCCAATAACATATACTGAAGCGCGTCATGTATATGCGAAAATCTGTTCTTATTGGGTTTATCATCGTATCTTTCCCCTGAAACTTGCATTCTTCTGTAATGGTATCCTCCATCAAATCCTTTAATTATGTTAACACATTTTGGATCTATCAACATTCCGCTTTCACCATCAACCATCCTTGATAAAGTAGCATTAACACTCTCTAATCTTAATGTAACGTCATTAGAATGTGTTGGTCTTGCTGTAATTCCTCTGCCTTTTAGTATCTGAAATGGTGTAGATTCATCTGTCTGCGCCCTATGGTCACCAGCTGGATCGCCAAATATTGTAAAACTTCTAGGTAAATACTCTGCCATTTTCTGTTTCATTAAATCAGAAAACCTAAGTATACCCATATCTTCAGCTACTAGCTCATCAATGATAAGCCACCTACCACGTACTCTTTGACCGAATACACATGCTGGAGTGAGCCCAAAGTCTATACCCATGTAGATTGTTGTGTCTTTCATGATAGCAACATCAGACTTAGCAACGTGTACATCACGTCTGAACATCTCATATACAGGCTTACCATCCTCTATTTGCCCTAGTTTATTGAGTACATAGACATCAATCCATGATTTAGTCTTACCTCTGATGATAGAATCATAGTAGTTTCTTGTAAGATTCTTTCCGTTTTCTTTATCTTTATTGTCTTCGTATGTGTCTAGATGTCCCTCTTTATCCATAACCTCTAGCATTGCTGGTGGTTGATTAAAGAATCTCCATGTATCTGGCTTAACTAACATCTTAGCTTCTTGCTTAGTTATATAATCTGGTAGTACAGTTTCACCTGCTAGGATTGCCCACCAATGGTCTGTATCTGGCGGGTTGGTATCTGCTATAACACCATACCAGCTAGGACCACCATCACGCATACTAGGATAACGTCCAACACGCATAGTAGTTGCATCCACAATTGACTTAGGTATCTCTCTTGCTTCATTGATCCATACTCCTGTTAACTCTAATGATAGCAGTTTCTTTACATCTTCTGGTCTATCAAGGGCTAAAAAGATAACTTCACAATCTATATCACCTTTTTTTATATGATGTGTATAGGGTACTGACCACTTAAATGGTCCCCATTGTTCTTCAGGCATCCAGTCTAGCCATGTTTTTATAGTTGTTGTTCTGAGTTGTGGGTTAGTATTTCTTATAACTGCCCATCTAGATTTACGTTTACCGTCTGTTCCAACCTTTTGTGTCAATGCTCTGCGTATTATTTCAATACAACATGATACTGATTTACCAGAACCTACTGGTCCACGTAGACCACGAAAGAACGAATCGTCTTTCATAAATTGTTTGATTACATTGCCGTCTGGCTTATAGGTTAAGGAGGTCATGTTCCACCGCTAGCTTATATAACTTCTCTAATGTTAATGGTGTTAAAGATTCTAATACTCTTTCTGCTTCTCTATCAGTCATTGCTTCTTTTGGTAGTCCTTTCATATGGCTCATCTTAACAGCAATAATAAGTTTCTTCATAGCTGGTGTATTGTATTTTCTTAATGCTTCTACTGTATGTGCCATTATTTCTTTGGTGGTTTTTTAAATATGTCTCTAGCTCCTTTACTTGGACCTTTAATTTTATTATTAGCTAATAGTATATCCTTTGGATCTGTTAGCTTACCTCCTTTTACTTTATGTTTGAGTGTTGTTTTAGTTAAGTTTATATCAACAGGCGGTACACCTCTAAAGCCACTAATCTCTGATAATTGATAGCCTACTGGTCTACCAATTTTATTATTTTTATTAATATAATTGATATCTGATTTGCTCATAGCTGTAGAAGTTAAAAAGTTTTTATTACTTTTTTGACCAGATGTATATAAAATTATGTTTTGTTCAGCACCCGGATTCTTAATAATATCTTGTTTAGCTTTACTAATAAGTTGTCTGTTAGTTGCTGCTTTGATTACAGCAGGGCTTTTATCTAAATCTTTTATATTTTTAAATTGGTTATATCCTGTTACACGTGATGACCATGTTTGCTTACCCTTTTTATTTACCATCTGTGGCATTACTGACATAACTTTTACATTTGGTGATTGTCTTTTATATTCAGTAGCAATCAATTTACCAGCTTTGTCACCAGCACCATAAGCTACTTCTGTAATTGGATCGCCTTTTACTTTCATATCTTCAATTCTACTAGCTACTTTTTTTCTAACTTGCTCTACTTCTTTGTTATACATATCTGTAGTTTTTTTAACAGGTTGAGATCCTGTAGCCATTTCAGGTTTGCTAGTTACTTTGTTTGTTAGAGCATCATATTGAGTTCTATACTTAGGTAACATTCCACCAGATAATCTAATATTACCTAGCTTAGAGCCGGGCGCACTAGGTACAATATAACTCGCTAGTTTACCCTCTTTGTCATAATGAATAGTAAATGTTTTGCCACCCTCATAAGAATACTGTTGTTTACCAGTACGTGGATTTATGCTACCAACTTTTTTGCCACCAATATTTTTATCTACTGTTTTTACACTTTTTCCACCTGTACCACGACCAGCAGTAGAATACTTAAATCTTTCTTCGTTAGCAGGTTTCTTTACTGTAGATGGACCAATCTTGCTACTACCTTGTCTATCAAAAGCAACGTTAGTATCTTTAATTTTTTCTATACCTGATGCCTTTGGATATCTTACAGGTTTGAATGCTGGTGCTTTTTTATTGAGGATACCACCATCGGTAATGATAGTGTCTCTAGACTTTAATAGTTTGGGACCTTTGCTCAACAATCCAAACTGAGCTACATCTGTTAATGGTTGAAAATCTCCCTCTGTAGCAGATTTGACTGCACTGCCATAGTAATAAGCATTATAAGCTTTGCCAGCATATTTGAGGGCTTTAGGTAAGATAACTCTTCCAGCTTGTAAAGCTAGTGGTATTACAGGTGCTACCATTGTTGATCTATCAATTGTTTAGCCATTTCACTGGCTTCTTCTCTTGTGTGTCCTTTAAGCATCTTGTGTTCAATATAATCTTTAACTCTATTGTTTCTGTGTTCTCTTTGAGCTTTCTTCTCGTTAGATACAATCTGTTTGGCTCTCTTTTCCATTTTCTTCAGATTAGGCATTTCTTAGCAAACTCCTTTTCTGTCCTAGCATTCTTACGTCTTGTGGACGTGTAACTTCTCGTTGAAGCTTGTTATATGCCTGATTACGAGGATCAATACCTGTGTAGTATGGTTTGATAGTCTGTTTATCAGAAGTATCTAAAACAAAGCTTCCAGAGCCTTTAATCAGGTTTTTGTTATCTGTAGCTACATTCTTCTCAACAATAACTGATTGAGGTTTAGCATCTGGCATTTCATTGACCATCTGTGTTGGAGCTACATTGTTCTTAACATTGTCTTGATTATTGGTAGTCTGTGCCATTGTTTCTGCTTCACCAGAAGTGCTACGTCCAAATAACATACTGCCACCGCCATATATAGCTGTGCCATAAAACGTCTTCTTAGCCATTACTTTGTCAGTTATATTATCTTTTAGTTGGTTCTGTCTAGATTTGGATCTATCAGTAACGGTAACCGTATCAAATTGTTTTTTGCCTTTGACAACCTTATGCTTGCCTGTTTTAGTTAATTTTGGTTTCTTTATGTTTTTGGTAACTACATTGACAGGATTAATACTAGATACTCTACCTTTGCTAAACATTTCTGTTGTAGTAGCACCAATTCTTTTTAATGCTTTAGTACCATAGGTTAATAAGCTAGTAGGTCCACCATAGATGTGTTGATGAAATAATTTTTTACTTTGGGGAAATGCTCTGCCAACGTATGGCGCTGCTTTTGATAAGCCTTCAAGAACAACCTTAGCTACCATTAACCTCTACCTCTAGGATAAAGCATATTGATAAGCTTTTGTCTTGCTCTTGATGATCCAACGCCCTCAGATTCTTTAAAGGTTTCTGATGAGTTACTAGCAAACTTACCTTTTGTAGGTCTGATATTATACTTCTGATAAGTCTTAAGCACGGCTCTGTCATAGTCTGTAAGCGTTCTGTCTTCAATAAAGTTTCCAGAATCAATCATATCCTGTGTCAGCATAGATCGTTTAACCTTAGTTTGTCCTGTACGTACTGATTGGAATGGAGCAGTCGTGTCTTCAAACTTGGTAGTCCTAGCAGTTTCTCTAGTCATACCACCACCTTTCTTAGGTGTCTTCTTTTTGTAGGATGCAATTAGTTTGTTTCTAGCTGATGAGCTAGCTGTTGGTAATGCACCGTATCCTTGTCCCTTTGGCATAATGTACCTCTACACTAAAAAATTAAAAAACTCGCATAGTTTCTTTCTCTCTTTTATATCACGAGGTGTCAATGGATGTGAAGTACTTTTTGAGGGAATATTGTCAGTGAGGTAGGTTGTTACTATTATTGACAGGGGTTTTCAACCCCCGTACCCCCGACATAGACTACCTGACAGAAAATCTGTCAGACATCTATCCACACGATTGGTACTAACTTATATCAATGTTGACACTGAAGTTCCCATCAATAAGGTGTTGGTGTTTATCTGGTGCCTTGAACCCAGCCCTATCTAGTATATCTTTACTAGCCTCGAGCTGTACATACTCTGACTTCGCCCCATTACTGAGATTCACGATAGTGTTAATGGCACGTGTACTACCCATTGCTATCTTAGCCTGTACTTGTTGCATCATATACGCTTGTACCTCTGGTTTATGTAGCATCCTAGAGGCAGACACTCTACTACTATTACCCTTGTATCCTGCGAGCTTACTAGCTTCTGTTATCGTACATCCCTTAGCTACGATAGTATCTACTAGTAACTTAGCTTTATTGCTTA